TCGACCTGAACGCCTGGCGCCACAACCTCCAGATGGGGGACCGTGGCCCCAAAAAGAACATGTCGAACCTGATCGTCCACCTCCGCAACCTTCCGGGATTGGGCAAGACGATCAAGCTGAATGAAATGACGGGCGACGTGGAATGGCACGGCGACCCGATCACCGACACCGATTATGTCGATATTCAGATGATCGTGGAGCAGGCGCAGTTTCAGCCGTCCAAAAACGATATCCCCATTGCCGTCGCGCGCGTGGCGCAGGACAACAAATATCACCCTGTCCGCGACTATCTCGACAGTTTGAAATGGGACGGCACGCCGCGCCTCGATCGCTTTCTGCATATTCTGTTCGGCACGCCCGATACGGAATATGAGCGCGTCATAGGCTCCAAGTGGATGATTGGCGCGGTCGCCCGCGTCTATGAGCCGGGCTGCAAGATGGACAACATGCTTGTCCTGGAAGGGCCGCAGAACCTTGGCAAATCCACCGCTCTAGCTGCGCTGTTCGGGCGGCAGTTCTTCACCGAAATGGTCAACGAGTTGCGCGACCACAAGCGGTTCATGGAGCAGATCGCCGGGAAATGGGTGGTCGAGTTCGCGGAACTGTCCGCCATCCGCCGCGCAGACGTTGAGCTGGTGAAGGCCGTTATATCCATGCAGGTGGACCGCGCGCGCCTTTCCTATGGCCGCACACCTGCCGAAAGGCCGCGCCAATGCGTCCTGGCCGCATCAGTGAACCCAAAGCATGACGCGGGTTATCTCACCGACCCGACCGGAAACCGGCGCTTCTGGCCCGTCCGCTGCACGCGCATCGACATGCCGAAGCTGATCCGCAAGCGGGATCAACTGTGGGCCGAAGCAGTCGTTCGCTACCGATCCAAAGAGCAATGGTGGTTGGATGAGGCGCAGATAGAGATTGCGGGCGGGGAGCAAATGGACCGCATGGCCGTGGACCCGTGGGCCGACTTCCTCGAAAGCCGCCTGACGATCGGCTTCAAATACACGTCCGTCGAAATCCTGACCGAAATGCTCAAGGTTCCCATCGATCGCATCGACGGCTTCATGAAGAACCGCCTTGCAGATGTGATGGTATCGCTTGGGTGGAAACAACACCCTGGCAAGAGGCGCGACGACAGCGGGCAACGCCGCAGTGTTCGTGAGTGGCGGTGGCCCGAATGATCGGCGTAGACACCCGCCCCCTGTCTACACCCTTTCATCGCACAAAATTGCGACGAGTTGAGGTGTCTACGGACGAGCCGTTGAGTGTCTACACCCAATTCTACACCCCTGTAGACAGGAAAAATCCAATGAAATCAGTAGCTTTCTTTATTGTCTACGGTGTCTACACCATAGTTTATAATATAGGGGGAAAATGCAAGAACAGGGTATATAGGGGAGAGTGTGCCCAAGTGTGGACACCCGTAGTCAGGGGTCCCGCATGAGCTACCTGATGAAGGGCGCTAAAGAGGGTGATTTCACCACCATCCACGCCACCCATCCGGCGTTGCCGGGCACCTATGTTTGCTATGCCTTTGCAGGCGTGGAAACGTCCAAAGAGCCGGTCATTCTTTGGGCCGTTTTGTCGGATGGGACGCCAGAACCGATCACGATAAACGGCGTGTGGGATGGCACCAATCAACAGAATAGCTTCGTCTTGTTCCCGGACGGCCGGTGCGCTCGTTACGAACAATCGTGGTGCAGTGAAGCCGAAGCTGTAGCCGAGCTGCGCCCGTTCGATCGGCCGCTCCCATGAGCCCACTCACCTCCTTCATCTGCTTCGTGCTGAAGAACCGGCCATCGCGCCAGGACGCCGGCAAGGAAGCTCGCCGCCTCAATCTCAGGATCGATTGGGCTCGCTATTATTTCGACACATTGGGAGCAGGACGATGACCCCCACCACCCTCCAGCAAGCCCGCGAGAACGTCGCGGCGCGCCTCCATCAGCCATATCAGCAGAGGGCAGTCCTCGAAGGTTCCTGGGATCGCGGCTCCCTCGTCCGGGATGAGATCGCGAAACTCACGGAGGCCAAGGGGCAATGAGGTATTTCGTTCAGCGTGCCCCGGCCCCGCGGTCGGATGACAGCTATTGGTGGCCCACCGGCAACAGCTGGCACATCCCCAACGTGCCCGACCATCAGGCGAGCGATACCGGCCTGGTTGATGTCGACGGCAACGCGATCATGCGAGCGGCTAATCCGATGGGCTTTGTCTGGGATGAGATCGCCAAGGTTGAGGGGAGGAAGGTGTGAAGAGGCTCGTTCCTTTCGATTTCTGCTGCAACGACCCTGACAGCGGCGACTTCGACGGCAAGGTCTGGATGGCCCAATATGGCGATGTCGAGATGGACACCGGCGGCAAGGAATTCCGGTTCACCGAGATCGACGGCGGCTTCCGCATCCATCGCCGGAAGTTCAAGGTCATGCGGTATGTCTACTGGCACGGGAACTGGTGCTGGAATCGATACTGGCTGCCCCGTGCTGATGCCAAGCGGCTGTTGACGATCATGCGAGCGAACGGTTGGCGCGTCACTTGTGGGCCGTCGTCCATCTACCGCTGGATGAATGGAGCCGCAGCATGAACCCCCGCGCCGCCCGCCAGGCAAGCGGCATGACCCGCAACGAATGGGCAAGGGCCTTGGGGGTGTCAGTGCTGACCACGAAAAGATGGGAAGCACCCGGCAGCCGATACGCCCGCGCCCCAACGCAGCACCGCGTCGAGCGCATGGAGCGCGTGCTTACCGGGTGTGGGGTCGATTTGAGGGAGGTGATGGGATGAACAAGCTCGCCATCATCGCGGCTGTCGCCGGATTCGTCGCCGGCCGCATCCAGTTCGTTCAGCATGGCCACGTCCCGACGCTGCCAGAGCCTGAGGTTGATCACGATGTCGTCGCGTTCAGCACCGGCGATATGCGCGACGGCGATCCCGAGCTTGTGGAACGCAATCTGTCATCGATCATGCTGTCAAACGCCTTCGGATGCGACATCGCGATCAGTCGCGACGGCGGACAGGCGCAATGGCTGGCTGATGGTGGGGAGCCTGACAGGGGCAGTTTTCTGGTGGTGCGCAGGGAGGATCGGGTATGAACGCTGTTGCTGTGATTGAGACGGCGGTGACGCCTGCCGAGGAATGGATCGATCGGGGGCGCAAGCTCGCCGCCAAGCGCCGAGATGTCGATTGGGCAATTGCTGACTGGATGGTCGAGGGCAAAGCTGCCGGTCACCTCGATCAGGCGGGTTTTGACTTCCTGGCGGACAATCTGGGCATCGGCCCGGCCAAGCTGAAGCTGATCCACAAGGCCGCGGCGATTCCGGCACACCTGCGCGACACCAGCCTGACGGTCGAGCATCACGCCCATGTGGCCGAATTGCCGGTGCAGGAGCAGATCGAACTGCTGACGGAGGCCAAGCGACAGCACTGGAGCGATGATGACCTGCGCAAGCAGACGATCACGCGCAAGGTCGAGACGGGGCGCGCGGCGATGTTAAGCCAGGAAGAATGGGACGACCTTTCCCGTATGCAATTCCTGCATGTCTGGAACCGCGCCAGCGTGGCCGCTCGGGAAGACATCGCTGAACTCGTATCCCAAAGCCACATGAGGTGCATCGATGCTTAATCACGGCACACGCGGCGCCCATCGCCGCCCATCGTCCAAGCTAATCCCGCCCCTGCCGCCAGAGTTCGCGCAGCAGTTCGTGGAAGGCGGATGGCGTCGCATCGAGCGGGTCTATGGCGCCCGCAACGATCTGGTGCGGAAGTGGATCGCCATGGCCGGCGGTGAGCGAGAACTGAAGCGGCTGCGGCGGGAGTATATGGCTGGGAGGCGTAAGGGATGACTCCGAAGCAACAGCGCTTCGTTGACGAATATCTGATCGACCTGAATGCCACTCAGGCGGCCATTCGGGCAGGCTACAGCGCGAAGACGGCAAACGAACAAGGCGCACGGCTGTTAGCGAATGTTAGCGTCCGTAATGCTGTCTCAGAGGCCAAGGCAAAGCGGTCGAAAAAAACCGGCATCGATGCAGCATGGGTGTTGAGCCGCCTCGCCGCCGAAGCCTTCGCTGATCTTGCTGACCTGTATGATGAACAGGGGCGGGTCAAGCCTGTCAAGGATTGGCCCTTGGTTTGGCGCCAGGGCCTTGTCGCTGGCATTGAGGTCGAGACGATCGGCGAAGGCGCCGGCCATGTCACGAAGCTCAAGATCAGCGAGCGGATCAAGCGGGTCGAACTGATCGGCAAGCATGTCGACGTGCAGGCGTTCAAGGAGAAGCTGGAGGTCGCCGCGTCGATGACGCTGGTGATAGATCCTAAGGATGCTGCGCTTTGAGTCCAGCAGCCGGATTTGCTGACGAAATTACTGCTGAACGCCCTGTTGGCATAGGCCACAACGGCGGCCCACTGGTCGCCAAACTGACCCCGAGGCAGGAAGAGGCGCGCGACCTCCTCGCCTCATCGGCCCGCAACATCATGCTCCGCGGCGGCTCGAGGTCGGGCAAGACCTTCCTGTTGGTCCGCGCTATCCTGCAACGCGCCATCAACGCGCCGGGCAGCCGGCACGCGATATTCCGCTTCCGCTTCAACCACGCGAAAACCAGCATCTGGGCCGACACGCTGCCAAAGGTGCTGAAACTGTGCTTCCCGGCGTTGCGCGTCCGGTTAGACAAGACAGATTTCTATGTCGAGCTCCCGAACGGGTCGCAAATCTGGATCGCCGGCCTGGACGACAAGGAGCGGGTCGAGAAGATTCTTGGCGCGGAATATTGCACGCTCTACTTCAACGAGAGCAGCCAGATACCTTGGGGATCGGTGGAAATCGCCATGTCCCGTCTCGCGCAGAAGTGCGAACTGGCGCCGGAGATCGCGGCGGCGACCGGGCGAACCCATCTGCCGCTCAAAGCCTATTTCGACTGCAACCCGCCGTCGAAGCTGCACTGGTCGTTCCAGCTATTCCGCGCCAAGGTAAAGCCTGGCACCAAGGAAGCGCTGCCGAACCCCGCTGATTATGTCGAGATGAAGGTCAACCCTTCGGACAATGCCGACAACCTGCCCGCCGAGTATTTCGAGGTGCTGGCGTCCATGTCGGCGGCCAAGCGGCTCCGGTTCGAGGCCGGCGAATGGGCGAGCGAGGTCAACGGCGCGCTGTGGGCGCTGGAGGACCGCCAGACCGAGGGCGGGACGATACCGGGCATCGACGGCCACCGGGCGACGCTGGAACGCAGCCCTGATGATGGCAGGCCTCAGGTTCGCTATGCCGGGGCAGTGATCGACCTGCAGCGCATCGTGGTCGCGGTCGACCCAAGCGGCACCAAGGGCGACGGAGGCGGCGATGACATCGGCATCGTGGTCGCGGCGAAGGGCGTCGACGGGCGCGGTTATGTTCTGCAGGATGCCACCTGCCAGCTATCGCCTGATGGCTGGGGCCGGCGCTCGGTCGAGATGTATCGCCGGTGGGGTGCCGATCGCGTCGTTGGCGAACGCAACTTTGGCGGCGCGATGGTCGAGTTCGTGGTGAAGACGGCCGACAATTCGGTGCCTTACAAGGAAGCGAACGCGACGCGCGGCAAGGTTGTGCGTGCCGAGCCGATCTCAGCGCTCTATGAGCAGGGCAAGGTGAGCCATGTTGGCGACTTCCCCGACCTTGAGGATCAGATGTGCAACTTCACCGCGTCGGGTTTCGTCGGTGAGGGGTCGCCTGACCGGGCCGATGCCATGGTGTGGGCGCTGACCGAGTTGATGTTGAACGGTAAGGGTAGCGCCTTCGACGTGCTATGATCCGCAAATACGGCGCGGATACGGGCGCGCGCCTGCGGCGGTGCCGTCCGTAGCGATAAG